AGCACTTCCGGCTGCGTATGAATCCGGGGCCGATGGGTCTGGATCGAACTGAACGAGCCGAGGAGGCGCCCTGGAGGCGCTGCGTGACCCCGGGAGGTCCTCCATGCCGGTGACTGGGCGCAAGCCGAAGGCCGAGGGGCAGAAGCGCAACCGGGTGAAGCCGGTGCACGAGTGGACCGAGGTCCTTGACGCGCCTTTCGAGGGCCGCGACCTGCCGTTCGCGGCACCTTTGGACCGAACTGCGCAGTGGTGGGCTGGCGTGTCGACGATGCCGCACTGCCGGCTGTGGTCGGAGTCGGATTGGCAGTTCGCCTTCGACACCGCACTGCTTGCGGCGGCGTTCCATGCGGGCGACGTGAAGGTCGCCGCCGAGCTCCGCCAGCGGGAGAAGGTACTGGGCACGACGGTCGACTTCCGTCGTGACCTGCGAATCCGGTACGTCGAGACGTCGGCAGGCGATGACGATGGGTCAGCCGCGACGGTGACGGACATGGCGGCCTACCGTGACGCTGTCGGTTGATCCGGTCCTGACACTCCCGCCCGTTCCGGAGCTGTCGTTAGGGCCGCTCGTGTTCGAGTGGTGCCAGGAGTACGTCCGCCAGCCGGACGGCCCTGATGCTGGTGAGCGCTGGCAGTTCACCCCCGAGCAGATCCGCTTCCTGCACTTCCTCTACGCAGTTGATGATCGCGGCCGGTTCCTGTGGTCCAGGTCGGTGCTGCGTCGGGCGAAGGGATGGGGCAAGTCTCCGCTCATGGCGGCGCTCGCGCTCGCGGAGCTGTGCGGCCCGGTGCGGTTCGACGGATTCAACTCCGCCGGTGACCCGGTCGGCGTTCCAGCATCACTGCCATGGGTCCAGATCGCCGGCGTGTCGGAGAAGCAGACGAACAACACGATGTCGATGGTGTTGGCGATGATCGCCGAGTCGCCGATCGTGGATGACTACGGCCTTGACCCCGGGCTCACGCGAGTGTTCACGGCTGGCGGCGGCAAGCTTGAGCCGATCACGGCATCGGCGTCCACCGCTGAGGGCGCTCGACCGACGTTCTGCGTGCTCGACGAAACGCATCACTGGGTACAGGCGAACGGTGGCCACAAGTTGGCCGAGGTGATCCGAAGGAACCTGGGCAAATCCCGCGATGGCGCGGCCCGATCTGTCGAGACCACGAACGCCCACGAGATGGGCATCGAGTCGGTCGCCGAACGTTCGTACGACGCCTGGCAAACCCAGCTCGCCGGCCGCACCGCTAGGGCGACGATTCTGTACGACAGCCGCGAAGCTCCGGCAGGCATCGACCTGGCCGAAGAGCCGGAGCTGATGGCAGCGTTGGCTGCGACCTACGGGGACTCAACTTGGGTCGACCTCGAGCGTGTGCGCGACGAGGTGTACGACCCCGGTACCCCACCGTCGGAGGCCCGTCGGTTCTACCTGAACCAAATGTCGGTGGCCGACGATGCATGGCTGTCGCCGCTCGAGTGGGACCAGCAAGCGCTCCCAGAGCAATCCCCGGCGGACGGGGACCAGATCACGCTCGGGTTCGACGGCTCGAAGTCGGACGACCACTCGGCGCTTATCGGGTCCTTGGTCGACGTTGACCATGTGTTTGAAATCAAGGTGTGGGAGCCGGACAAGACGACCGGAGAGGTCGACCGCGCCGACATCGACCGGGAGGTGCGGCGCGCGTTCGAGCGCTACGACGTCGTCGGGTTCCTGTCGGACCTGCACCCATGGGAGTCGTATGTGGACCGGTGGGCCGAGGAACTCGGCTCCGGGCTCTGCGTAAGGTCGACCACCCGCCAGCCGATTGCGTTCGACATGAGGTCACGGCAGGCCGAGTTCACGGCAGCGTGCGAGTCGTTCCACGACGCAATCGTCGAGGAGCAGCTGACCCACTGCGGTTCAACCCGATTCCGTCAGCACGCACACAACGCCCGGATGGCTGCGAACCGGTGGGGTATCACGGTCCGCAAGGAGCACCGCGAATCAGCCCGCAAGATCGACGCGGTGCCGGCTGCGGTGCTGGCCCGACTTGCCCGTCAGCAGTACCTAGCCCTACCGGCGTCACGCCGGCGGCGGCAACGAACCGGCCGAGCGTCGTTCCTGTGAGAGAGGAGGTGGTCGCCAGTGCTGAACAAGTCAGAGGCTGAGGTGACCACCGGTGAACTGCTGTCCATCGGCGCTGCCGAGCATCAGGAACTGAACGTGCTGCGCGACTACTGGCGGGGTCGTCAGCCGCTGCCGGTCATCCCGAACGGGGTGCCGAACGAGGTCGTGCAGATGGCCGAGATGTCGCGTGTCAACGTGTGCAAGCTCGTCGTCGATGTCCCTGCACAGTCGATGTACGTCGACGGATTCCGTGACGAGTCGACTGACGACGATCCCACGTGGGATGTGTGGCAGGCGAACAAGATGGATGGCCACCAGTCCGCGATCTTCCGCGCAGCGTTCGCCTACGGCACCTCCTACCTGAAGGTCGTCCCGGGCGACTCGGGGCCGGTGATGCGCGGATTGTCGCCGCGTCGCTGTACCGCCGTCTACGACGACGACCCCGACTGGCCGGTGTTCGCCCTCGAGACCGTCAAGCGCTACGGCCGCACCCAGTGGCGGCTGTACGACAACGAAGCGATCTACACGCTGGAGAACGACGAAGCTGCGGCTCGCGAGCAGAACCGTGACTACGCGCCAGCGCTCGTCTCGGAGATCGGGCACGGCGCCGGCGTGTGCCCGATCGTCAGGTTCCGCAACGTCGAGGACCTCGACGGCGACGACGACATCGACGACACCTGGTCGGAGATCAGGTCGATCATCCCGTTGCAGGACCAGCTCGACTTCACGACGTTCGACCTGCTCGTCGCCCAGCACTTCGGCGCGTTCCGACAGCGCTACATCATGGGATGGCTCGCAGACTCGGAGAACGACAAGCTCAAGGCGTCAGCATCGCTGATCTGGACCTTCGATGACCCTGAGGTGAAGGTCGGCGAGTTCGGCCAGACCGAGCTGTCCGGCTACCTGAAGTCGCGACAGGCCACGATGGAGCAGTTCGGCGTCGTGTCCCAGGTGCCACCACACAACCTGCTGGGTCAGATGGTCAACCTCTCGGCGGAGGCGTTGGTTGCGGCCGAGATAGGCCACTCGCGCAAGATGGCCGAGCGGGAGATCCGTTTCGGCGAGGCGCTCGAGCAGGCGTTCGGGCTGGTCGGCGGCTACATCGGCCAGCCGGTGTCCGACGGGGCTCAGGTCCGCTGGCGCGACACCGAGGCGCGGTCGTTCGCTGCGACGGTCGACGGTCTCGCGAAGCTCGCCCAGTCGCTCAACGTTCCGGTCGAGGGACTCTGGGAGAAGATCCCTGGGGTCACCCAGCAGGACGTGACCAACTGGAAGGCACTGCGCCAGTCCTCCGACGCGTTCTCCGTCATCGACGCTGAGCTGCGCCGCCAGGCCACACCATCCGATGGCAACAACCCCTGAGGGGCGGACCCTCACCGAGGCGCACCGCCTCCGACAGATCCAACTGCGGTCGGTGTCCGCTCGTGACCTGCAACGGCTCTGGGGTGCGTTGGACACCACCGACATATACCGCACGTGGGCACGCATCGAACCCGGCGTCGTGACCGCCATCCAGGCACGTCAGCCGCTGTCGGCCGGCCTATCTGGTCGCTACTTCGCCGAGTTCCACGCCGCCGAAGGCGCTCAGGGGACGCCGGCAGTCCGGCTTGCCCCCACCCCGACGGCGGACTCGTTGATCCCCAACCTGCGCCTCTTGGGGCCAGTGACGATCGAGCGAACCGGTTCACTCGACACAGCGTTCACGCAAGTCGAAAGCGAGATGGCTCGCCAGGTGCTCAACGGCGGCAGGTCAACACTGACAGAGTCGATCGGAGCGACCCGCTACTGCCTCGGATACGCCCGAGTGTCCGACGGGAAGCCCTGCGCCTTCTGCGCCATGCTCATCAGCCGCGGCGCCGTGTACGGACCGTCGGCGTCTCACTTCGACGCACACCGCAGTTGCGGTTGCACCGCCGAGCCGGTGTACCGCCACGACCAGCCGCTGCCCAACCAGGCGCAGCACGATCGGTACAGCGAGCTCTGGAACTCGCTACCCGAAGGACTCTCGGCACGCGAACAGCTGGCCGAGTTCAGGCGCGCGTATCGCGCTTCCACCTGACCCCCGGAGGGTCACGACGCCCCAGGAGGGCAACCCCATGGCAGACGAGCCCACCGAACCACCCGCGCTCGACGACGAACCAGCCACACCCCAGGAGGGTGACGACGAACCGTTTGACGCAGAGCGAGCCAAGGCGAAGATCGCCAAGGCGAACAGCGAGGCGGCCGGTCTCCGAAAGCGGATGAAGGACCTCGAAGCTCGAGCGGCCCAGGCCGACGAGTACGAGCAGGCCCAGAAGTCCGAGAGCGAGAAGATCGCTGACCGCATCGCTGCGGCAGAGCAGAAGGCGAACGACGCGGAACGGCGAGCACTCCTCGCTGAGGTCCGAGCCGAACGCCCCGACCTCTCGCCGACTCAGGTGGCACGCCTCCAGGGAGACGACTTCGACTCCCTAGTCGCTGACGCAACCGAGGTGTACGGCGACCCTTCCGAGGGGCCGTCGGCCGCCCCGAAGCGTCGACCGAGTGAGCTCCGATCCGGCGCCGTCCCCGGCGCCGAGCCCGAACCCGACTACGACGCGATCGCAGATCGCGCTCGTCGTTGGTGATGAACACCCGCACGACTCCGCCACGGAGACGACGCGGCCAACCCCACTGACCAAGGAGGTCATCCCGTGGCGAACACCTTCCTGAAGCCCACCGTGATCAACCGGACGGCTCTCAAGCTCCTCGAGCGTGAGATCGTCCTTCCCCGACTCGTGTGGAGCTACCCCTCCGCCGACTTCACCGGTGCCTACAACGACACCGTCACCCTGCGGCTCCCTGCCGTGCTCAGCTCGAACGACTACACGTGGCGCGGATCTCGCGGCTCGGAGATCGAGGTCGACGACCTGACCGAGACGAGCGTGCCGATCGCGCTGTCGAAGGACATCTACTCGGCGGTGGCGATCACCGACGAGCAGCTCACCCTCGACATCGTCGACTTCGCCGAGCAGGTCCTGTCGCCTCAGGTGAAGGCAGTCGCCCGCGGGCTGGAGGACCTCATCGCGACCACGATGAACGCCGCCACCTACGGCACGTCGCTGAACTTCACCGACAGCTCCGACTCGATGTGGTCGACGCTCGTCGCCGCCCGCAAGGCGCTGAACAACGCGAACGTCCCCCGCGAGGGACGTGTGCTCGTCGTCGGCTCCGACATCGAGGCCGAGATGCTCGAGGACCCGAAGTTCAACCGGGTCGACTCGGCCGGCGACAGCGCCACCTCGGCGCTGCGTGAGGCGACGATCCAGCGGCTCGCAGGGTTCACCATCGTCGGCTCGAACGCGATCGACCCCGAGGTCGCCTACGCCTTCCACCCGACGGCGTTCGCCCTGGCGAACATCGCCCCGCAGGTCCCCGACGGCGCAACGTACGGCTCGCGCATGTCGGACTACGGCGTGGCGCTGCGCTGGATCCGTGACTACGAGGCCACGAAGCTGCGTGACCGGTCGGTCGTGTCGACCTTCGCCGGCTGCACCAGCGTCGCGGACGACGGCAGCAACAACGTGCGGGCCGTCCGCATCAACTTCCAGGGCGCCAGCTGATGGCTCAGCCTGCGCTCGCCTCCATCATCAACCTGACTGCCCGCATGGGCGATGTGGGCGTGATGGAGCGGGCGCAGGCTGCTCTGGACGACGCCTCAGCGCTCATCCGCGCCGAAGCTGACCCCGAGGACTGGATCGACGACAGCGGTGCACTGGAGGACGTCCCGGCCATCGTCGTCACCGTGTGCTGCAAGGTCGCGCAGCGGATTCTGGCAAACCCCGACGGCCTCACTTCCGAGGGCATCGGCTCCTACAACCAGAGCTTCTCGAACCCGTCGAGCGACGCTTACCTGACCAAGTCGGAGCGCCGGCTGATCCGGCGTGCCGCCGGCTCATCACCTGTCGGCAGCGTCGAGCTGCAAACCCCATACCGACGCATCAACACCGAGGACATCTACATGTCGGTGCGCGATGGCGAAGAGCTGCCGATGGGACCCTGGCCATCCTCCTCGACGTGACCGACGTCGCGATCCTCGTCCCGATGCTGGGGCGACCCCACACAATCACGCCGCTCGTCGAGTCGATCAAGGTGACGGCGCCGTCGGCCCGGATCCTGTTCGGCTGCTCTCCTGGTGACACCGACGTGATCGGCGAGCTCGCCCGACTGCACCTTGACACCTTCACCGTCCCGGGGCCGACCCCCGGCGACTATGCCCGCAAGATCAACACCGGGTTCGGTCTGACCGATGAGCCCCTGATCTTCACCGCGGCGTGTGACCTCAGGTTCCACCCGGGCTGGCTCGAAGCGGCTACACGAAAGTTGGGTTCCGGGATCGGCGTCGTCGGTACCAACGACCTCGGCTCCCGCCGAGTCATGGCCGGGCGCCACTCGACGCACTCGCTCGTCACCCGCGACTACGTGGACCAGTTCGGCACCATCGACGAGCCAGGCAAGGTGCTGCACGAGGGCTACCCGCACGAGTTCGTCGATGACGAGCTCGTGCAGACAGCAATCGCTCGCAACGCCTTCGCGTTTGCGTTCGACTCACATGTCGAGCACCTCCACCCGGCGTGGAATAAGGCGCCGAGCGATGAGCTCTACGAGCAGACGCCGTTCCGTATGCGGATGGGCCGCAAGCTCTACCGGCAACGGGAGCAGCTGTGGACGTGACCGTGGTCGTCGCCACCTTCGGTGCGGACGAGTGGCGCCAGCTCGCCGCCGAGCGCGCCATCCCATCGGCTGAGGCGCTCGGCGTGCCCGTCGTCGCTGTGCATGGCGACACGCTGCACGATGCCCGCAACGCCGGCCTCTCCCAGGTGGCCACCGAGTGGGTGTGCCACCTCGACGCCGACGACGAGCTCGAGGTCGGTTACTTCACCGCGATGGCCGGCGGCACTGCCGCCGTCCGCGCTCCGGCGGTCAGGTACATCTACCCGCACCACATCTTCCGACCACGAGTGCCCCAGGTGGCGGGCCACCAGCATGACTGCGATGCCGACTGCCTGACGGACGGCAACTGGCTCGTCGTCGGGTCTGTCGCCCGCACCGAGCTCCTGCGCACCGTCGGTGGGTGGCGGGACTTCGACTGGTCCGAGGACTGGGACCTCTGGCTCCGCTGCCACTTGGCCGGCGCCACGTTCGAGGGGATCCGCCCGGCGATCTACCGGGCGCACGCCCGACCCGACTCCCGC